AACGCGCACGTTTATTGGCGATTCGCAAGTTCGTTTTTTGGATGACAAATTGCCTCAGCGGAAGAAACCAGTCACTGAGCATAAGAAAAATGGCACCCACCGAAAGGATCGCCATGGTGATGACAGCTTGCCTCTAGAGCTTCCGACCATGCCTCCCGATCTCACTCCCCGAGCTCAGGCGTTTTGGAACGTGGTTTCCAGCAATCTTCTGTATGCAGGGTTAATCGCCAAGATTGATGGGTTCCAACTTCGTCTCGGTGCGGACTCCTGGGACATGTATATGGAGTCGGTGGAGGACATCGCCACTAACGGTCTTGTTCTCGATGAGCAACGGGGTGGCGGTGACAATGTTTACTACATCAGAAAGAAAAACCCAGCCGTCGACATTCGCAATAAAGCGTGGGACCAGCTCGATAAGGTGCTGACTCGTTTTGGCATGAGCCCCCAAGCTCGAACTGGGCTCAAGGCTCATGTCGAAGATGCCAACGATGAGGAGACGCAGGTCGCCAAGATCCTGAAGTTCGGATAATGTCCAAACGCAAGCGGCGGACAAAGGGAGTCGCGCCCCGCCTGAAAGCTCTCGAACGACTGCGGAATTCCAAGCGTCCGAAGTCGAAGTTGGAGATATTGTGTATTGAGCGTCAGATTCGAGATCTGGAAAATGAAGGCAAAAATGGGTTGCATTGGGATGAAGACGAAGCCCAGCGTTGCGTTGCGTTCTTCAAGTTGCTGTACCACTGGAAGGGCGATATGGCTGGTACGCGATTCGAGCCTGAGCCATTCCAGGAGCAGCTGATCATCGCTCCAATTTTCGGTTGGCAGCGTGACTGTAAAGGTGGCCCGAAACGACGCTTTACAGTGGGCTACTGTGAGATCCCTCGAAAGAACGGTAAGACGTTTTTAGCTTCAGGATTCGCCAATCAAGGTTTACTTGCCGATGGAGAGAATGCACCAGAGGTATACTCGGCAGCCACTCAGCGCGAGCAGGCATCGCTAGTATTTCGGGATGCTCAAAAGTCGGTCCGACCATCCCCTCAGTTGAGTGGATATGTGGAGCACTGGCGAAACTCATCAACCTGCCCACAAAACAATGGTGTGCTACAGCCGCTCACGTCGGACTACAACTTCCTTCAGGGAAAGAATCCGTCACGTGTGCTGATTGATGAGCTGCATGCCCACAAAACGCGGGAGGTATGGGATGCACTGTTGTCAGGCATGGGGGCACGTCTCAACCCGCTCCTATTTGCCATCACCACAGCAGGCCATGACCGCTCCACCATTTGCTGGGAACAGCACGAATTCGCTCGCCAGATTCTGGAAGGCCACTTCGATGAACAGACGTATTTTGCCTTTCTAGCTGCGGCAGATCCCGACGATGACCCGTTTGACCCAGCAACCTGGCACAAGGCAAATCCGAATCTTGGAGTCAGTGTCCAGGAGGACTTTCTGGCCACCGAAGCACGCAAGGCTCAGCGTTCCCCCAGCTACGAAAACACCTTTCGTCGACTCTATCTCAATCAGTGGACAGAGCAGTCCGTGCGGTGGATTCCCATGTCCGCCTGGGACGCCTGTGACCGGACCATCGAACTGGAAGAGCTGCAACACCGTAAGTGCTACGCCGGTCTCGACCTCGCCTCAACACGCGATGTCAATGCCTTTGTGCTGTGCTTTCCTCTTGATGATGGCGAGTATGCGTTTCTGCCGTATTTCTGGTCCCCGGAAGATCCGCACGATGACCGGGCGGCCCAAGACAAACGACAGATCAAGCATTGGGCGGAACAGGGGCACATCACGCTTACGCCCGGCAATGTGGCGGATGTGGAGGGAATGATTCCCGATGAAATCGCGAATATCTGTAACCGTTTCAACGTGGTCGACATCGCCTACGATCCTTGGGGGCCAGCCCCGGCCCTGGTTCAGAAATTGACTGCCAAAGGGGTCGCGTTCGAGGTTTGGACGGAGTTTCGGCAGACATTCGCAAACTTTGCCTCACCCTGCAAGCAGTTTGAGCGTCTGGTGCTGTCGGGGAAGGTGGTCCACAGTCAGAATCCGGTGCTGAGGTGGATGGCGTCGAATATGACCATCAAAGAAGACTCATCTGGCAACATGCGACCGGACAAGCAGAAATCGTCCGAAAAAATTGATGGCATCGTGGCGGCCATCATGGCTCTGGGTCGGGCTATTGCAGCGGAGGAATCGCCAACTCCGACCTACTACGAAGATCATGAAATGGAGATCGTCTGATGGAGCTGGGAACCTTTGCCGGGATCGCCGGAATGGGTGGCATCGCGGAAGAGCGAGCGTCACTGGAGAATCCGAATATCTCGCTTAAAGATGCGGACGTCTGGTATGACATCTTCGGTGATACCATGCGCACGGAGTCGGGCGAGTACGTCAGTGAGAAGCGGTCTCTGGACATTGCTGCCGTCTGGCAGTGCGTCAATATGATCAGCGGCGATGTGGCGAAGCTCCCGCTCGATATTTTCAAGCGGCTGGACAACGATGAGCGAGAAAAAGACAAAAGGCATCCCGCGTTCAAGATTGTGCGCAGGCAGTCGAGCGAGTTCTATTCCGCTTTCCACTTCTGGCGAACACTGCTGGTGCATGCCCTCGTATGGAACAACGGCTACGCCTACATTGCCCGCAGTGGGCGTGGTGAGCCACTGGAAATGATGCATCTGTTGCCGGACCGCACCTACTGCAACATGGACCACAAAACCGGGCGATTCTGGTACATCACCGAAGTGGCTGGTGAAGTCAATCGCATCAATCCAGAGAACATGTTTCATGTGCGGGGCATCACAGTTAGCGGAACAGATGGTGAGAGGCTGGTAGAACATGCCCGGCACGCCTGGGGGTTAGCCCTGGCTCGTCAGGGGTTCGCGTCCAGGTTCTTCAAGCATGGTGGCAGGATGGGAGGGGTTTTGAAGCTTCCTCTGGGGGCATCCAGAACGTATGGAGACAAGGTCGAAGAGGGGTTTCGCAAGACTTATGAGCGAAAAGACGCCCAGTTTAAGACGCTGATCGCCAGGGATGGTGTGGACTTCATGATCAATCAGGCTACACCGGTGGACTCCCAGATGAACGAGGTCAGTGCCGACTCGGTCCGTGAAGTGGCCCGCTATTACAACATGGCTCCCTCACGTCTCGGAATCTCGGATTCTGTGAGCTACAACAGCCGCTCCGAAGACAACCAGAGTTATCTGGACACGACGCTTGATCCGTGGCTCTGTTCGATCGAATCGGAGGCTAATACGAAGCTGCTCAGCGGTGTGCAGCAGCAAGCGGATTCCCACTACTTCGAGTACAACCGCGATGCGTTGACTCAGATGGACCGGTTAAAACAGGGGCAGATGTTTGCCATTTACAGCCGCAACCGGATTATGGTCCCCAACGAGATCCGCAAGAAGCTCAACATGAAGCCGATTGAGGGTGGCGATGAATTTCCCAGCCTGCAGGGCACGCCAGCACAGCCAAAATCGGACGGTGGCAACGACAAGGGCCAGAACGATCAGCCACGCGGACCAGCCGACGACAGCGGCGACGTTGACGAGGATCGAGCGCTGTCCATTCGCAGGCTTGTCTTTGAACTGACATCCATTGCCCGTCGCAAAGCGTCACGTTCACCGAATGCATTTCTTAAGTGGATTGATGAGGACAAGCCAGGCGACATCTTCCGCACAAAAGCCATTGCGATCTGTGACACAGACGAATTCGTCAACGAGTTCATGATGTCCATTCGCACAGCAGAAACAGCCACTGCCGACGAGCTGCCCACGGTCGTCGATTCCATCTGTATCAATTTCGAAAGGCAATACTGATGTCACAGGAAATACTCGCAGCGATCTTCAATGAATGGAACAAAAGAGCTTGTGAAAACCCAGACGAATTCACGCCTTGCTGTTGATGAAAACGGCAACCCTGTTGAGGACTAGGGGTACAAACCAGCACCAATACAGGCAGGCGGAAAGGCGGAAATTCCGCCTGTTTCCGTGTGACCGGGGGCCCCAGGCGGAAAACCTATATAGATAAGGTTTCCGCCAAGGCCCCTCCACGACACTCAAGCCACCAAACCAAGGAGGACAACCAATGCCATGGCCAAGCATGTGCTATCTACTTCCAATCACTTGCAGACGAATTTAAGGAGAAACCATGAACATCGAACGACGTCACACCCAGCAGTCCCGCGCACGTGTGCAGGTCCGTGCCGATGGCGACAAACGGACCATTAAGGGCTACGCAGCGGTATTCTTCCGCGAAGGTCAAGAGGAGACGGAATACGAGCTCTGGTCCGATGTCTATGAGCGGATCATGCCGGGAGCTTTTGACCGGGCCATCAAAGAGATGGATGACGCGCGCGGGCTGTTCAATCACGATTCCTCATTGATTCTGGGACGGGTGTCCGCAGGCACCTGCCGATTGAAAGTCGACCAGACCGGTCTGCACTACGAGATCGATGCCCCAGACACTCAGTGTGGACGCGATACGCTGGTCTCGATTGAACGTAAGGACATCACCGGTTCTTCGTTTGCCTTCATCCCAACCCGTGTGGTCTGGATTGAGGAAGAGAATCGGGACATTCGCCAAATCGAGGAAGTGCGACTGTTCGATGTGGGACCGGTGACCTATCCCGCCTACGAAGGCACGACCACCAACGCTCGCGATGGACAGTCCACCATTGAGCAGGAGCTGCAGGAGTGGCGAGCGAGCAAAGTGAACGATTCGGACGCGGTTAATTCGCGAATGCGGATGCTCGAAATGGACGATGTGATCTATTGATGTTGACAACTCAAAATCCATCGGCATAATCCATTATTCAATCAAGTTTGCGAACCGAGCAGTTGCACACGGCAGTTCGCCAATAATCATCAAGTATGGTTGCTGGTGACTTGCCGTTTTTCTTTGGCATCATCAGCTCAGGGAGATGCCCGACATGACACTCAAAGAGTTGCAAGAGCAACGACGCAAACAGGCCGAGCAGATCCGCTCGTTCCACAAAGAGAATTTCCACAGCGAATCCAATTCCTGGAAAGATCAGGAAGCCCGCACCAACTGGGAAAAGCTCAACGCGGACTATGATGCCACGGTGGAGGCCATCGAGCGTCAACACGACGCTGAGCAGACCGAAGCCCGCCTCTCTCTTCTCGACGAACACGACGAACGGCGCGAACGCGGTCCATTTGATCGCGGCGAAAGCCGGAATGATGATCGCGGCGAACAACGTGAACGCCGCGAGCAACGTGGCGGGGGACTGAGCGAGGAAGAAGCTAGTGCCCTAGCCCTCCAAGCCTGGTTCCGCTCCGAGTCCGCTCTGGGCCTAGAAGATCGTCATCTGGAAGCATGTCGACAGTTGCGGTTCAATCCCAACTGTGGTGGTTTCGATATCACTATGCGGTCAGGTTTTGAACGCTCCCAACCAGCATGGTCGTTCCGTGGCTCCAATGCCGTGGATCGCCGCTTTGAAACACGTGCCCAATCCGTGGGAACCACAACCGAAGGTGGGTACCTCGTTCCAGAAGGTTTCATGAACAACCTGGAACGTGCACTTCTCCAATTTGGCGGACCACGTCAAGTCGCCCGCATCATGCGGACGGACATGGGGAATGATATCCCATGGCCAACTGTTGACGACACCAGCAACACAGGTGCCGACATCGCCGAAAACTCTGGTGTCGATGAACAGGATCTCGTGTTTGGTTCTGTCACCTTGAAAGCCTACAAGGCAGAATCTAAAGCCGTTCTGGTTTCACAGGAACTGTTGGAGGACTCGGCGTTCAACCTGTCCATGATCATCCCTGACATGCTTGGCGAACGTCTCGGACGCTTTACCGCAGCTCGCTACACAACTGGTTCTGGTTCTGGTCAGCAACAGGGAATCGTGACTGGTGCCAGTCTTGGTGTGACAGCCGATTCCGCCACCACGATTGCTGCGGACGAACTGTTCGAACTGCAACACTCCGTGGACCCGGCCTACCGTGACTTGCCGAGTGCAGGCTGGATGTTCCATGACAACATCCTGCTGCATGTCCGCACGCTCAAGGATGACCAGAACCAGTATCTCTGGCGGGAAGGTCTCTCCGCCGATGCCCCAGATCGCTTGCTCGGCAAGCCGTACACGATCAATCAACACATGTCCTCCACGATGGCGACCACGAACAAAACCATGCTGTTCGGCGCATTTGAGAAGTTCGTTATTCGCGACGTTCGCAGCATCCGCATCTACCGCCTGGAAGAGCGTTACCGCGATCGCGACCAGACTGGCTTCATGGCGTTCATGCGTACGGACTCCCGCGTGATCGACGCTGGAACCGGACCCATTAAGTATCTCCAACAAGCGTAATAACGGCGGCTTGGCCGCCTAATCGACTCCGTGGCTTTATGGAGACCACTTCGTTTGGTCTCTGTCACTCCTTCGATAGAAACCAGACAGGACTCCTCACCATGGCAAAGATTCGATTGACCTCATTTTATCACTCCGGAAAAACTCACGGAAAACCGGGTGATGTGATCGAGTGTCCCGACGATGTGGCTCAACGCATCCAATCGGGCCGTGGTGGTGTCATCCTGGCTGATGACTCTCAAGCCCACTCTAAAGCAGCTGCGAAGCAGCGTGCTGAAGAGAAAGCCAAGGCGTCCAAAAAGCAAATCACTGAGAAGGCGACCGATTCCAAGGCCGCTGACTCGGAAAAATCAGACAAGTAATAGCGGTCTACTCCGCATCGACCTCCACAAAAAGAAACAAGTGATCTCCCATGAAAAACTTCATCCTTCAACTGTTGTTGAGCCTGGCTGTCGTGGCTGGGCTCTCGCATTCAACACCGGTATTTGCCGCCGATGGATATTTGACCATTACCGCTGACGAAGCGCTCGCTGTGCATCGCCGCGTGAAAGTTGATGCGGATGGCAAGTGTACTTACGCCGATGCAGCTGATGTCTCCGATGCGACGGTCACAAATGCCGTCGCGAGTGGGTCGCCTGCATCGCTCCGGTTCAGATCCGCTGCGGGTGCCCGAGACATGGTGGCCGCCAGTGCCGTCTCGGTGGGGGATATCGTATTCGGTGCGGATGATGGGAAGGTCGATGACACCGGATTCATCATCGAAGGCAAAGCACTCGAAGCAGCGACGACAGATGGTGACATCATCAAAGTGGCCCCCTTTGAGATCGGTCACGAAATCGTTGCAACAGTGGCGTCAGCGGGATCTGCCCAAGGAGATGCAGCGGCTCTCACAAATCCAATCAATGTTGTCACTGGTGCCGATGGAACCAAGGGGGTTGTTCTGCCTGCAGCACAAGCGGGCCTGGTGGTGGAAGTCTACAGCTCGACAGCCACGAATGGATTGCCCATCTATCCGGCAACAGGCGATGACATCAACGATGGCACGACGAACGCAGCCATCACTATTGAGGGTAAGACGCACGCCAGATTCATTGCCGTCGATAGCACAACCTGGGTGGCCATCTACACAGCCAATACGTAGGTTTTGTCAATGCGATTGGAGTTGTCCACAGCCCCATCGGGCGATGTTGTCACTACCACGGAGCTTCGCAGTGAACTCCGCTTGGGTGACATTACGGATTACGATTCCGATCTCGCATTGTATCAGGAAATCGCTGTCGAGGAGTTGGAGGCGGATTGTCGTCTGCAACTCCTCACAGCAACCTGGAAACTGCTCCTCAACCGCTTCCCATGCAACTCTGAAGATGGCATCGAAATTCCACTGGCACCTGTTCAGTCTGTTTCATCGATCCAGTATTACGACACCGCAGGAGTTTTGCAGACGTGGTCAAGCAGCAACTACGACGTGAGTGATGGGGACTTCCCGAAACGCATCAGCACAGCCGGCGATGGGATTGCCTGGCCTTCGACGGAACTGCGGCCCGATGCTGCGATTGTCACATTCGTGGCGGGGTATGGAACGTCACAAAATGTTCCAGCGATGGCTAAGGGCATTATCCGCATGAAGGTTCGTGAGCGGTTTCACGATTGCGATTGTGGCGATATGGAACCACTGCTCAACAAACTCCGCTGGGACTACTCCCTCAACGCAGAAAGGATCAAGCATGGTCAGCACTCGCAAACCATGTGATGCGTTGAGGTATCGACACAAAGTCGCCTGCCAGAAGCCAACGCGATCCGTGAATTCGGACAATCAACCCACATACACCTTCGCCACAGAATTCAACGTCCAGGCGAAGGTGGAGTTTGTTGGGCACGGAGAAAGCCAATCGCATCGTCAAAAGAAGGGCTTCGAACGTATCGAACTGGAGTGCATGTGGAGCACGACAGCCACTCAAATCAAGCCAGACTGGCAAGTCGTCTATGACGGCAACGAGTATAACGTCACATCCGCTGTGGATCGTGATGGAACGCGTCAGAAATTCACGATCGAGGCAGAAAGGAAGGTGTCAGTGTGAACGCGTCCATCGCTGCCATTCTACTCGCTGCTTCCGCCATCACGGACGTCGTTGGTCAGCGTGTTCGGCCTGATGAACTTGACGAAAGCGATGATCTTCCGGCAATCATTATCGCGATGGAGGATTACACGCCGCATCAGACGCTAACAGAAACCGCCACCAGCGGATTTGCCACCATCCACATTCTCTGTTGTGCATTGAATCGCAGTGCAGCCGATTCGGTTGAGGCAGCTGTCAAAGCACGGTTGCTGTCCTATTCAGGAACCCAGGGCGACTGGAAGTTCGAATACTTCGAGCATCAGTCCACCAACTTCTTGTTTGAGACAGATGATGACGGATCGGAAGAGGATGCGTGGTTCATCAATGATGTGATGTTTCGGGCTTGGGCGGAGGACGTGTCCTGATGCCCTTTCAAGTTCATGGTGTAAACAAGTTGATGGCTGAGTTTGATCGACTAGCACAGGAGCCAAACAAAGAAGCGGGTATGGCGGCTGCTCGAGCTGGTGCAACAACACTGGCAAAAGTCTATCGCTCTCATGCCCCAACATCGGAATTGTCACGTCGCAATCGCACTGCATTTCGACAGGATGGAATTGCGATTGATCGCACTCCCATGAAACAAGCTGTGGGAACAAGAGTGAGGCGGGGTCGAGGCAAGAAGGGACCGCAGTTTCGCACTGGATTCAACGTGGGTCGAAAAGGCCGTCGACGAGCTCCACACGCTCATTTAGTCATTCTGGGAACATCAGTGCGGCAAACCAGGTCAGGTGAAAATCGCGGCAGGATGCCAGGCAGGCCAGGAATTGGATCAGCAGTCAATTCGGCGATCCCCAAAGCGATTGCTGCAATGAGAACACGACTCAAAGAGAAACTGAAATCGAGGTAAACCATGACCGTTGTTCCAAGTAAAGCCACCGTTCTAAAGTTGACCATCTCTGCGGTGTTGACGGCCGTGGCGCAGCTCCGCACGCTGCAGATTGGTGGTCAAGATCCAGGCGTATTCGACTCCCGCGTTTTGGGTGGCGATCCGTTCGAGCAGGATGCAACCGGTTTTGTGAGCCAGGGTGATATCACTGGCGACTACTTTTACGACCCGGCCAACGCCACTCATCAGTTCATTGCGGCGAGTGCCCAGACACCACTCACTATCGGCAACGAGGTAGCGGGCACGATCACCATGGCCGATTCCGGAACCACAGTTATTTCCTTCACTGCGGCCGCCATTGCTCCTGGAGACACATCGTTCGAGATGGATAACGGCGTGGTGCAGGCATTCGTGATCAAGCCGAATTCACTGGTGGGACTGCCAACCAGCTAAGCCGTTAAACTGCCACCATCATCTAAGGAATGCCACATGCAACTTCGCGTTACGATCCCCACTGAAGTGCTCAACCCGGCCTACGACCGCAAAAAAAAGGCGCAAGCGTTGCAGGCCGGGCAGGACTACAACGAGACTCAATTCATCACCGTGCCTGCGGGCACGGTGCTCGATATCGACTGTGCCCGCAATTTGAAACTGCTGGTACACGCCGGTCAGGGTGAGCCATTCGATGACGAGGCCCGATCTTTGGTACCGGAATTCAACGGCATGTCGCAGGAATATCTCGAATCCCGCCGCGATCAACTTCTGTGCGGTCACACAACAGGAAACCCCAAGCACGACCGTTCCGATGTGATCAACCCGGAAGCGTTCAACCGCATCCGTGATCGATTGCGACGGCACAACATTAAGCCGGAATCCGAAGAGCCTGTACATGTGATGCAGGCGGGGCTGAAATTGACGAACGAAAAACTGAAAGACAACGCCAATGCCTCAATTCAATCCACAGGAACTCATGCAACGCAGGCAAAGGCGGTACCGACTGGTACGGATTC